ATTCATGCTTTTGGTTTGTATGACACAAGGCTAGTTGGCATCGTGACTTATGGGTTGCCAGCTAGTCCTTTTCTTTGCATGGGTGTATGTGGGCCAGAAAACAAAGACATTGTTTTGGAGTTAAACCGCCTTTGCATTGAAGATGGATTGAAAAATGCCGCATCTATGCTGGTTGGTCAAAGTCTGCAAATGTTGCCAAGGCCAAGCATTGTGGTTTCCTATGCCGACACTGAGATGAACCATGTTGGGTATGTCTATCAGGCAACAAACTTCATTTTCACTGGAACAACAAAAGAACGAACAGATATGGCTGGACTTGATGGTAAGCATTCAAGGCATAATTTTGGAGATTCTGAAAATAGAATAAATCGCAGTGCTAAACACAGATATATTTATTTTGTTGGAAGCAGAAAACAAAAACAGACCTTAAAAGACCAACTGCGTTATGAAATCCACCCTTACCCAAAAGGCGAATCAGAAAAATATAACGCTGGTGATTCAGTAAAGACTCAGGAGTTATTATTCACATGACTGAACAGCAATTTGAAGCCGCAATGAGATCATTTCGACTCGAATTGGAATATAGAGACTACATCATGGAGAGGGCCAACCTTGAAAATGGTGATGGGATTTTCCGATTGATGAACAGTGGTGATTTTTATGAAGGTTTTAAAGAAAAGATGACAGGAAACCAAAATGAACAAAGATGAAGCACACCACTTGCTCAACAAAAGAAAACAAGGGCTTGCCGTTGCACAGCACCTTGTTAACCATGCCCTCGTTGTATGCGGAGACATTGGCGCATCTTGTTGTAATGGCAAAAACTCCAGGCTGGAAGGGCCAAGCATGGCACAGGGCGCAGGAACTGGAGAAATGCCCAACATACCTATGGCTTGGGATTTCGACCGATTTAATCAACACCATGAAGGAGCACAATAATGGTGTACCTGGGCCTGGATCCGGGTAGCATATCCGGCGCAGTTGGTGCATTGGATGCAAATGGCGATTATTTAGACTCTTTTATGATCGAACATAAAGATAAGAATATATTGCCCCTTGTATTTAAAAACATGATATTGCGGTGCATTGACCCAAGGGAAGGGGCAGAGATTTGCATGGAATCAGTCCATTCAATGCCAGGGCAAGGGGTTGCAAGCAGTTTTCAGTTTGGCAGGGCAGTAGGCGTTATCTCAGCGGTAGCTGAATTAACCCGTTACCCTTTTCACTTGGTAACCCCTCAAAAATGGAAAAAGTATTTTCATTTATCGGCAGACAAAACCGAAAGCCTAGATTTAGCCCGATCATTTTGGCCTGAGGCAAAACTGACCAGGAAAAAAGATGGCAACCGCGCAGAGGCATTACTGATTGCACTTTATTGGAAAGACCAAATTAATGGCAAGACCGATTAAATTAGGTGCAAGAAACACAACAGTAGATTTAAGCGCAGAGCAAAGGGCAATTCTTGAAGTGCTTGGGAATGGAAACCTAAACCAGGGCGCAAGGGTAGCGATTGATTGGGCAGCGCACTTCTTCAACTGTGGGCTTGACCCTGAGATGGACTTGCGTTATGTGGGCTTGGTCACTACATTGCCAAACCAAAATGGTGATTGACCAAAAAAATGCCGCTAGAAGGGCTTAAAAGGGGCCTAGAAGAGCTTGTTTTTCTGAGGGTACATAGGGCAAGGGTCAAAGGGCTTGCAAGGGCTTAAAACAGGCAAGAAAAAACCCGCACTTGGCGGGTCTTAGTTAGTGGTTGCTGACTTTATGAGTCAGGGTGTGGTGATTCTAGGCATCGCTTTGCAAGGTCAATCAAAATCAATGCTTCATTAACATATAAACCCCGATGCTCTGCGAATTTTTCGATGGTTAAATAATTATTGACATAATCGAAATACATTTCAAGTAATGATTCTCTTGTCATTGTGGGCCTCTTATTTTTTACGGGTTAATATTCTTAAGATTAGTGCAAGGGTTGCATATATCATGGTTTAACCCGTCAATCCAATGATTAACCAAAGGGCAACAAAACACCCGCAACACACCCAACACACAATTTTATCGATGGTTTCCATAATCACACCTATTGAACCCGTAAAGTGACGGGAAACACCCTAAACACAGCGTATAGGCCAAAACACACCCGCTAAGATGTGCTTCAGTTTATGCGCTAATTAGATATTGCAACACCCGCAGCATGGCGCGTCAATGCATCGGCCCCCCTTGTTTTGATAATAGTCTTTACCCGCTACATTAAACACATGGGAGATATAACCGGGTTTTGTTGCTGTACGCTGTGCAAAGTACACCCCCATATCGTCATGCTCACACAGCCATGCTTTGCGGGTTGATGTATCGAATTTAATTGTGTCACCCGGATATATGGGCGAACCCGACACACTACAGCGCCCCGGGTATTTTGCAGCCATTATTTTTTGCATGATGCGGCCCCTTGATAATATGCTCGCACGTTGTCCCGGTGTTGCTGTGCATCTTCTTTTGTATCAAAACGGCCACCGATAGGGGTTTGATGTGGCCCACGCACAATAAACCAGCCCCCCAATAATTTATTGTGAATAATTCTCACATTGGATTGACGCATATTAAATTCTCCAAGGTTTAAGCTTGCAACAATGCAAACCCCATAAACCCCTTTTCAAGGGTCTACAGGCTATGCATTAATGTGCTTGGTAACTCACTGGTTCAGTACCCCAACATGCCCGACATGGCCCACATTGACCCTTGTTTTTTGGGGCTTGGCACTCTAAGCCCATGGGTGTCACAGTATGTACATTGGAGACCGTGACGTTTGCCTGATTTTGCAAGCTTGCAGGAATAATTACTTGTTTGTCAACATACATAGCAGACAATCGCACAATCAAATTTTCTGGCAGTGCCCCATGTTTAGAAATGTATTGTTTGACCATAGAATACTCACGGGTCGGGAGCCAATGCATGCACTTAGGGGTTAGCTTTGCGACTGTAGCTATCTTTTCAAGATGCCAGAGACCTTGAAGGTCTCCACTATCATGCCAACGAAAATAGCTATCGTTTCCAATGTGGGAGACCATAGCATCGACCCACAATGCATCATTGAGTGAGTCTAAACGTGCATGCTGTGCGGGTTCGATATTGTTGGCATACATCATGTAGTTGCCCTTATTTGCATAGCATGTTGAGCAAATAGAACCGGGTATCTTGGCCATTTTGAAACCGGTAATGCATGCCACAGTAGGCAGAGAATAGCTCTTGCACGGCATTTTAGTCGTTTGCGTTACGCTGCCAGCTATCGTGCCAGCCTGAGACCGGGTGAAATGGATCGGTATGGTTTGCATAGTGTTGACGCCTATTGAAGAATGATTGAAGGGGCCGCAGCCCCGGTTGAATTTAAACCTTGGAAACGGACTCAAGACCCGATTCACCGATGCCAGCCACATACCCAATGAAAAACATTATTTCATGGTCTTTTCCAATGATCTCGCTGTTATTGGTGAATACAGCACTAGTAAAGAATTGAACCGCGCCATTAGTGGCCTGATACGCTGCCAGCCACTTGTTCAGGGTTGAAATGTCTTGAGTGAATCGTGCTTTGATAATCATGATGTTGACACCTATAAGAATGTTAATGAATGAGAGTTTTTCGATGCTCTCACTATATAAGCATAATAGAATCATGCCAGTTTTTATACATCGTTGATTTTAAACAAGAAAATCAGCAACATGAAAACCCTAATAGTACTAACCCCTATCTAATATCTCACGATGTGGAATGTAAATCTAAAATATTCCACATGGTGAAATGATATCGGTTAGGGTTAACCCTGATGGTATGGCGATAATGGTGCTTAGTTAGCACTCACTATCATTATGCAAATCTTGCATAGTTAGTCATCACTCACTTATAAGTTAGCATGTACTCACTAACATCTAAGTTAGCCAGCACTTACTTAGCATTTAGTTAGTGTGTGCTTACAAACATGGGGGGGAGGGGGTGTGTGTGGTGTGAGAGATTTTGTGGTGCCCCCCATCCACAAGAAAAGCCAATTTAGACTTTTGCCAACAAGCAAGGGCTGGCTTTAGAAAGGAAGGGATTGGGTGCTACAGACAGGTAGTAGAAAGTAACAGACAATAGTTATTGAACCCGTGTTTTTTCGGGAATCCTTCCTTGGAAGGGAGCCTCTCGTTTATCTTGGCTACGGGTATATTTGCTTGTCATCACAAATCCGTTCACGCTACATGCCCCGTTCATCTAGGCTCTAGCTCATCCCGAGGTAGAGGAGACTACTTGATGACCACATGATTCGCCTGTTTATCCTACTTGGTCGGCTCAACCGCATAGAGGGATGGGTTCTGATCCCCGTGGAGTGGTTGAACTATATCAGGGTTTACCCCACTTGTCAAACAAAAGAAAGTGAGTTACATTGTTGTTGCCAAGACGCATGGAGATTGACTCTGAGGATTCTCAGGGTACGCGACAGTCTCCAGCCGTGTTGGTGTGAAGCATTGAAACAGAGTAGATCATGTGTTCCCACTGAACGACATGGCGAAGCTGGCGGCTAGAACTGTGGTGAAACCGCCCACCAACAACCTATACTACTTCCATAACTGGGTAAAGTATGAATGTGATTGATGCACTGCCAAACAACCTAAAGAAAAAGGGTCGCCCCAAGGGTGCTGTGAACAAGAAGTTCACTATGGCTACCTATGCTGAAAGACCTGCGGCACTCCTGCCAAAGACTGAAGTTCAGCGCATCAAAGAACTCAAAGACCTCCTGATAAACAGTGCAGGTTCCAATGTTGTTCACAAAGCAATTGAGATTGCCATGAATGACGA